TCTTTTGATCTGTCAAAAGAGCGATTTGATCTCTAAGTGCAGTTTGGCGCTCTTGCGCAGCTGCAAGGAATTCTAGTTCCTCTTCAAGACGCGCAGACGTTCTCTTCGCATCTTTTTCCTCATTCGCACCAGTACCAACTGAGACCATTCCGGTTTCAATCTTCCTGACCCTCTCGCTGTATTTTAGAGCTTCCTCATTCGCTGCTTGCAGTTGCTCTTGAAGCTCCTGAAGCTGCTCACCTTTAGTAATATTAAAAATCTCATCAAAACCAGATACAACATTAAGAGCAAAAGTCCTGAACTTTGCGGTCATAACGTCCATGACTTCATCAAAAGTCCTACGCATTGCAACTGAATTTGTAATCATATCATTAGACATAACGACACCCAGGTCTCGCCCGGCAACAGCCATTCTCTCAAGCTGCTCAGAGTTATTTAACAACAACGGCGCAAGCAAAGTTGCATCCGAGGCAATCGCCTCAAGGTAAAACGTCAACTCTTGCTGGCTTACATTCGCATCTTGCAAGCCCTTAACATACTTCCCAAGAGCCTGCTCGCTTGACAGGTTCTTAAACTCTTTTGCAGTCAGACCAACCTTGGGTGCAATATTTTCAAAAAAGTCGGCCAATGGACCAGCGCCAGTTTGAAAAAAGTCACCAAACTTATCATTTACATCTTTAAGTATGTCGGCCAGCTTTTCTTCTTGAACCCCAAATTTTCTTGCGGCAAAAGTCATCTCTTGGAACCTTTCCGCACTGAGACCCGCGACCCTTGAAAGGTTATCAATACGGACAGCGGCATCCGTTGCGTCTTTTATCATTCTAGCAAAACCGCTTGCCACAACGCCAGCAGACAAGGCAACGCCAAACTTTGAAGCAACCCCAGACAGCGCGTCAAAAGACTTTCCAGTTTTGCTTAATTGTTTTTGAGATTGCTGCGCAAAACGCTCAACGCGCTTTTGGCTGCGGTCCATCGCTTTTGTGAACTCTTTGTCACGGGCCGCAAGAATGATGTTTAATTGTTCTGCATTAATTGCCATCGACTCGCCTCACCAGCTCTTTGTAGTCACCCGAGGTCATAGCTTCTGCGCCAGCCTCTTTAGGTGAATGTGCATCAGACCAACCCTTAAATGCAACCCATGTATCTTTCGGGATCATATCACGAATTTCTTCTGGATGTAAGCCAGCGATGATCCCGTTGCCGATCATGGACCTGACGTTTAGTCGGCTATGTCTCCGACCTCCGTCTTTTTTTTTAATTCTTTTTCTTCACCGACGTCAGGCATAAACGCAACACCGAGAAGTGCTTGAGCGATTTGATAAAGCCTCAGCAGGTCTTCCGGCGTGCAGTCATTAATAACCGCATCGGCCTGCGCGTCTTTCATACCACCGCCGACCAGACCCAAGGCCACAAGGTCGCGCACCTCTTTGCTCGTCGGCTTAGTGCCTCGGCTAAAAAAGCCATCCCAAAGGTCAAATATACCGCGATACTTATCTTCAAACCGTTCAATCTCACGATTACGGAGTTTAAAAGAATAAGTGGCATCGCCGATAGTTTCGACGATACCACCTCGCTGTGCTTCAGCAGTTATAGCCATTATGCTGCTGTGAACGTCACTACGCCATTGCTTTCAAGAGAGATGGAGTAAGTAACGCCACCCTCAGTCTCGCCGCCAAATTCCAAAGAAGAAATGCGGAAAGCGCCAGCATATGTACCAAAGTCAGGAACAACGACTTGCATGTTTACTGCATTGTCAGCCGACATTGCCACAGTGTTCATGCGTGCTTCTGCGGTACTGTCTTCAAAAAAGCCATCGCCCGAGACGCTTAGGTTTTTAAGGCCAGCAAGAGTTGCAGTCCACAAAGCGCCTTCTGGCGTTGTGCAATCTGGAGTTGTCACATCAATAGAAGAGTTATTGATTGTAAGTGATTTAGAATTCAATCCGCAAAGGTTTGCGAATGTTTCCGATGCTTCGCCATCGCCGATTTTGACCAGCAAGGCGCGTCCGAGTTGTTTAGCCATAACTGGCCTCCATTGTTGTGCGCTTGCCCAGAGCGCCGGAGTTTAGGCGGTGTCAAGCATAGCTTGAAGCGAAATGACAGCCGTAAAGCCACGGCCCTCACTATCTCTTGTAACCGATATAGCCTCAAATATCAATTCGACTAAGGTGTAGCCTGCAATCGAAACAGATGCTTCCTGGCGGTGCAGAGCGGCCTGAACCGCCTCCGCTATCTGTGTGACCTCAACTCGGCCAGAGGCGCTGCGAGAATGAGCCTCCAAGCTGATGTCAACCAAGGCACCTTGAGCGGTGTCAGTGTCAAAAGCATTTGGTTGAATTGTGTTAAAGCGCAAGTATGGAAAAACAACATCCTGTGGAGGCTCGTCATAAATGCGAGTTGAAACCAAGGAAGTGACCCCAGAGTTTGCCTTCAATGCTGCTAAAACGCCAACCTGGGTTGCGAGTGCGTAACCATCAGCCATTCATCGCATCCTTGATAGCTTTGTTTAGGTTTCTCGCAACAGTTCTTTTGTGGCGATCACCAACCATTTTTTTAACCTCTTTTCGGAACTCATAACCAAATGTCATGTTTCCGTAGCCATAGTTGATGGAGCTTGCCGCGAGACCCTCACTAAACTCACCATCATAAAAGTTAATAAAGCCAAATATTTCGCCTGACTTTGTTATGACATTTCCATTTATTCCCTTTTTCAAATCACCGCTGGCGACAGGAACAATTGAGCGAGCCTTTCTGACGCCATAATTAACTGATCTCTGAATAGAGTTTTCCAAAGCCTTGTGAGCTTCTTGCGGCAAATCTTTCATTTGCTTCATCAGTTTCTTATGGCCAGTAATCTTCACGCCGCAACACCCTTCTCAAGAATAAACTCCATCAAGGTATCTTTAGCGTCAACCTGCATAACATCCTTGATCGCCCAAGTTATGCCGCGTGCAACAACGCGGTCAGCAGAGGTGATAGTAGAGGTTGTGCTGTCTGATCGAACTCGCATTGTTGCCAAGGCTACATCGCTTAGAACACCGCCGTTGATGCGCTCACGGCCTTTCTGCTCTCGCAGATCAGCCGATCTAGTAGCCAGATCACTCCACCCACTATAAACATTGCCATATTCGTCAGAAGCACCCTCGGTGAGCCTTTGAAACACGGCGCGCTCACGCATTAGGCCAGCCTTAACCATACCAACAATTCCTGTGCAAATTAAGCATTTCCTCATATCCAAATGGAATATTAGAAAGCTCGTCAACGCCAGTTTGCTCGCGGTTGTCATACCAGTGGCCGATAAGAAGCATCAGAGCGTGCCGGATCGTCTGCGGGACATTAGTGATTTCGTCACCGTATCCAATCTCATATTCAATCTTAATAGCATCTGACCGCTGCTGTGAGACAGGCCATGCAAAGCTATCTTTTGGACTTATAACTGTAGCAAAGTCAGTGCCAAAAACTTGATAATTGTTGATGTCATCAGTCTGAAGAACGCCATCAGTGTCATAATATTTGACCGCAGTCACATTTTGAACCGGGCCAAGTATTAAAGAAACATTCTGAGGCGGATTTGCGTTTATCCATTGCGCCCATTTTTGAGTAATCATGGCCTGGCCGAGTGCGCCGCGCACGTCCGTATATGCAACGGCGACATCAATCAGCCGCGTCAATATCGTATCATCGTCATCATGCTCAACTCGCAGTTGCGCCTTTACCTCCTCAATAGTGATCGGAGTTATCAAGGGAGCGTCCACTATCTCAAGTGAATGATGACACGAAAGCGGCTTAACCATGACTTATTCCTCAGAAACTGCCTTGCGGAGTTTGATCTTTTTTGTGGCGCGCTCAACCTTTGCTGGCGTCACAGAAATAGCCTCAGCTATACCCGCTTCAATGAAACGGTTTGCTTCTGCTTCATTACAATCAATCTCATCGCCAGCATTGTGGCTAAAGTTGATCCCGGCCATGCCAGTCAATAAACGAACTTTCATAGAAATTCCCCTTCTGTGAATAAGCGGGGACCGAAGCCCCCGCCTACTTTATTTATGCACATTTGAGGTGCTTGATTGCGGCTGTGTTGGACAGTACGCCGTCGAAACGGATGTATCCCAAAATGCCGTAATCTGGTGCGAAACGCTCACGAGCAACGTAGATCGAAGGAGCGCCAACTTTGCGGACGTAGAACTTGGACATATCGCCAAACAACATAACCTTTTTGCCTGTGGCAAGGCTATCCATTGCTTGGTTTACAACTACGTTGTAGCCCAGCAAGTTCTGTGGAACGCCAGCTTGATAGTTGCCCATCTGCCATAGGTAGTTGCCGTTGCCGTCTTTCAGCTTGCGAACCGCAGCAAGTGTACTGTCGTTCATCATAATTGCTGTGGAAGGCGAGTTGCGATAAGCTGGATCAACAGAGTGTACGAGATCAATGATCTCATCTGCTGTCACGGCTGCGACTGCGGCTGCTGTTTTACCAAGGGCTGAGTTAGTCACGATGCCTTCAACGTCAGAAGAACCAGAGCCAGTTGTCAGCTTGCTGTTAGCGATGCGACCAAGACGCTCACCAATCAATTCGCCCAACAGGCTTTCCATGTTCAAGATGCTGTCAGCGTTCAACTCGGCAGACCAACGAATCCACTCGGAATCGAAAGCAAATGCGCCAACGGATTTTTGACCGAAGGTTGCATCTTTGCCGCCATCGTCTGTTGGCTGAGTGCCTTCAGTGTGCGCAACGGCAGTAACGGCTGTATCGTCAACGGTTGGGATGTTGAACTGACGGCCATCAGCAGAGTTGATAACTGTGAACAATGTGCTGTCGTACATTGGGCCAGTTGCAATCATTGCTTTTTCAATGAATGTAGCCAACTCAGTTGGGACAGTGTAACCACCAGCAGAGTCAGTGGAACCAACTTGCGCGCGGTTTTCACGCAACACGTTGCGAACTTCTGTGTCAACAAAAGCATCACCACCAGCAGCAATCATTTCAGCGAATGCTGCGCGGTAGTCCATTTTGAAGCCTTCGTCTACGGCTGGCGCAGAACGATCTTCGAATGTTGGGCGGCGATCAAGATCAACGCTGTCACCAGCGCGCAACGCAGCTTCAACTTTTTGCAGGCGCTCAACTTTTGCAGCCAGCTTATCGTGATCGGCCATCATGGCGTCAAATTCACGCTCCACTTCAGAAGCGCGAGCCTCTGGAGTTTCGTCGGTCACTTCGTTCAATTTGGAACGGGCCTCGGTGGCAATGTTTGCCATTTGCTCCCGCAGTGTTTTAAGATCAGCCATTTTGGCCTCCTTCTAAAATGCCTTGCCCAAGGGCGGGGGAAATAAACGGGCAAACAGCGGGAACCGCCGTTATCTCGTTAAAACTTAGCCTTCATGCGAAGTCGTCTCGCAGATTGGTTTTTTGTTTCGTTCGCACGATGCGTCTCAAGTGAGCGAAGACCAATCTCTGTGCCATCATAGGCTGGAGTTGTGACAATAGCGACATCGTGCAATTGCAAGTCTTGGATCATTCGTTTTGGAATATCGCCACTGTCATCCCACTCCTGACGGGTGGGAATGAATGCGAAAGACATCTTATCAAGGTCGCCGCGCTTCATTTTTGGAACAATGCTGCGAACATCTGGATCAGAACCATCAAGCTCTGTTTCCATAAATAATCCGCGCTCATCTTCAATCAATCTCAAAGTGCCGGAGCGGGTGCGAGCTAAAGGCAAACCATCGTGATTGATTAGGAAAACAACGTCATCTTGGCGCTCAAGGGCGCTTGAAAATGCGCCCTTTTCAATCACCTCGGTAAACATGCCGCCGATGTTTGTCTCTTCGCCGAATACCGCAGCATAACCCGAAACACGGATCGCATCGCCTTCATCTTCACGAACCTCAAGAGGTTGCGCAATTGCTCGAATTTCACGTTCAGCCATCGCGGCCTCCATATGTTTTGACAAATATAACACAGAAGCGCCACCCGCGTCCACACGGCTTCTATCTGCGTCTTCTTGCTCCAAAATCCTGTTCGCCCAAGAGCGGCCAGCATCACCGCCCCAGAGCGCCCAAGCGATACGACCGTTGCTTGGGTATCCATCCTCACCTGGCCTGAAGCCTTCAGCTTCCTTGTCAACCTCATGTCTGGCGAAGTAACTAGACATTCTGCGAACTGTGCTAATGCTTAAATTCTCTTTATTTGATATGTCCCTAGCGCGAGCTATGCCAACTTCAGTTCCGCCACGACCATACTCTCTTCGCCAATCAAGACCGCGTTGTGCCTCATCTGCCATTGCATCATTAGGTATCGGCATCAAAGCCTCCGCCTTGGCCGGAAATAGGCACTGTTGCACCTTGGATCATTAAGTCATCGCCACCCTCAAGCGGCTCCATGTTTTCAATCGTGCGAACTTCATTTGGAGTGCGGATTGCGTTCTGGATAGTGGTCGCGTGAGCCTCCATGCGGGTCTTGAAGTCACCGCGCAGCAAGCCATCAACATTAAACTCAATGTATTGCTTTGAACCGCGAGGGAACAATTTGAGGTTCATTTCCTGCTCAACCTGCTCAATCCAACGCTTCAACGTGTGCTTTACAAAATGCAAATCTTGCTGCTCAGTGTTGCTGAATGTGCCATGCGTCAGGTCTTGCAAGAACACAGGCGGCAAGCTGTAAATGCGCGCAATCTGCTCAATGCTAAACCGCTGCAACTCAATTAACTGCATCTGCTCTGGGTTAAAGCCGATCTGCTTCATCTCGTGACCCATTGGAAGCGCCATTACCGGACGGCCCTCGCGAGCCAGCTTTGCAGTGGTCTTGGCAACGTCATCAGACGCACGAGCAGCAGCCGCGCCGCTTTGGAACGGACCCTGCAACACCACTGGCGGGATGCCACCAGATTGAAACGCCTTTGCACCATAACGACTTGCAGCGATGGCCATGCCAATTGCGTCACGGTTGGTTGCAATAGGCCCACGCACATCCAAGCCATTGGACTTGAGCATAAACGGAACATCTAAAACTTCGCTGGCGGAATAGGTCTGACCATTGTGCAGGTAAACGCGAACCTGACGGCGACCCTCGGTGCGATGCTCAACGCGAGTATATTTCGGGTCAAGCGGCCACAAGTTTTTGACAGCGCCATTGCCAGACCGCTCAATGTAAGTAACGCAACGTCCACCAGTGAATACTTGGTCGAACATATATTTGCGCCACTCAAATGATGACATATTTTCATTTACCGCATCGTGCAAAATACCCTCAAGCGGTCCAGAAACTTTCTTGCGTCCGTTGGCGGTTTTTCGGTAAACGTGCAGCGGCAATCCAGCCAACGTACCACTCAGGAAATTTACAGCGGCCCAAACGGCAGGAACACCTAAAGCGGTGTCAGTATTAACCGTAACGCCAGCAGATGCCGACATTTCACCCCAACCCATAACTTGCAGAAAATCCTCTGCCGATACAGGTGAGCTTGGGTTTTCTAAGTTGCGACTTTCCGGTTTGCGAAAGCGGTCAAATAAAGCCATCTACGAGCGTCCTCGATGTTTGTTGCAAATTAACACATTAAACGGCAATCGTAAAGGCAGGGTCATCCCAAGGTGACGAAGACATAACTTGCTCATCATGGGATGAAGCCCCCAAGGCCATAGCCAGTGCCACTAAGCCATCAATTTTGCTGACACTTTTACTTTTATTTAGCTTCCTATTGCCTGCCGGATCACGCTCCGCAACAGCTCCAGCAGCGCACATATTCAAAATAGGATTGCCACCGTGATGCAATTTTCTTTCAGCAACTAATCTCTCCA